AACACCTGACTTAACAGGATTCTTACCTGCATATTCAAATAATTGAATGCTGATTTTAGATTCACCATCAATCAAAATATCAACATTGAGGTTTGAATTTTCAGTTGCTGAATTGCTAAATGTCCCTTGAGTTGAACCAATAATAAATGCATCTTTTGAGGTTTCTCCAAATTCGTCAACATAATGACTAACTGACCAAATACCCAAACTCGCTAATGACGGTTTTGTTTGAGCTACTGATGTTGAATTTGTATCGACTGCTATTATTGTCGAATCTACAGTTGCTAACTTGTCGTTTTTGTTTGAATGAGAAGTGCAACTTAAAAAAAATAAAATTAATAATGAGAATAATAAAACATTTTTCATAAGTATTTTTCTTTAAGAGTTTAATATGTTTATTAATTTAAACAACGTCAAAACTACAAAAAAAACGCTGTATTTATACAACGTTCTAATTTTAATTTAATTTAAGTGCAATTTAATAAATTATCAATCTTGTCTGTTCGAGTTTAGCACCTTGTCACATTCACTTTTTCTGTATCTGAGAATACCACCGAACTTTTCGGACTTTATATATTTTTCATTTTTCCACCTGTTGAGCGTAGAAGAACTCACTTTTAAATACGCTTTTGCTTCCTTTGAATTAAAATAAGGATTATCTTCTTTTTCCGGCTTTGGCGTTGGAATTATAGATTGAATCAATTCTTTTAGTTGGTCAACTGTGAGTTGCCAAATCGGTGTATTTCCGTCTATCATGATACTAATTTGCATTTGAAGTTATGAATTAACGAACCTTCATCTGTAGTACTTAGTAAATTTAGATTGCCTTGTTTGTAGTCTTCAAACTGTTCTTTCAAACATGGGATAAATTCATTTTTTACTAATTCCTCATTCCAAAATCCTTTGTCTACAAATTCATTCGATAGAGTAATCAAACAAGATTCAAAATGATTTATGTCAATTTTATTTGAGGTAAAAGAATCAAATAAAACTACTGCCTTTTTTTGTAATGTTTTCCCTGTACACATAATACTGTTTTTGTTTAAAAATTATTTCACAAAAATATTCTATTCTTATTTAATACAACTATTGTTTATTTGAAAAGATATTCATACCTTAACTGTCTGATTGTGATACAATCACATATTTATAACATCTGAATAGATGGACAATTAGTGGACAAAAACCATAACCAGAATATACTAAAATGCCTATAAATAGAACTTTGTATTTTAAGTGTGTGACCTCACTGTGGTTTGAAGACAAAAAAGAGCGTATAAAATTATTTTCATACACCCTTCTTTTTAAAAATAAAGTTACTCAACTTCATTAATTTCAGCTTGAATCCTGGCAAAGTCTGTTAATTCTATTTCATTTTCTGATTTTTCTTTTTCCGCTTCGACTTCTTTTTCTGATTTTCCTAAATTTGTTAGTCTGAAAATTTCATCAATAAGCGGTTTTGTTACTGATGCGATTCCTTCGAGAATGAAAACTTTTGTTTCATCGTCAAACCTATTAAGTTTGGCGGGGGTTTCCTGGGCGGGTTGTGCTCCGAATACATCAAGTACATCGCTCTCATCGTTTGAACCATTTGCAAAACGTTGAGCTTTTGCGAAAGCTAATAATTCTTTTTCTTCACTTGTCATTTTGTCAACATTTTATAATCGTTTTGTGAATCAATTGATAATTTTCCATTCTCTGAAATGATATAACTAAAGATTTGAGCAAATGGGCGGTTTCCTAATCTCTCAATAGCGTTTTTACCTAATGCATTGCTAAACTGTTCAATACCCTTTATTGTTGACAAAAGAGCGTTGTAGACTGCAAGTTCTTTTTCATTTGAAATATATTCTTTGCATTCTGAAATGATGATATTTTCAGCTTCCGGGATAAGGGTTGCAGTATTTTCAGCGATAACAATCAATGGTAATAGTTCAATCCCTTCCTGGGTGCTTGTTTTTTTACATACCTTTTGAAAATCTTGAAATGATTGCTCCACGTTTGCAAGTATCGTTTTCCGCACTGATGGGCTCTTAATTCCTTCTATGTCCTGTTCAGCTTGCAACTGTATCATTGATTTAATAATGTCACCACCACCCACTAAAACATCATTTAATAGCTCGGTTGTAAATTGTCCAACTTGTAGAACCTCGAATGCAGGCAGTACGGTTTTTTCAATCTCAGTTTTAAGTTTTTGTAATTGATTGATTTTGTTTTTTGCTAACTGAGCATTCTCTCTGATTAGAATTTTTTCTTTCATTGTGATTATTTATTTGTTTATTATGATTTATTCAATTTCCTTACTAGTGGCTACTTTCATTAACTCCAAAAAGTCAAACCGACCAAGCTGAATTAAATTTTCAGAAAATGAAGAGGTGTCCAAAACCCCTTTCAATATCGCTTGAATTAGTGCTGCCTTATCTTCTTTTTGCAAAGGAATAGTTTCATTACCATCTTCACAAAGTTTTGAAATGAAGTGAATAAATTTTAATCCTAAAACCGTGAGTAATTCATCACTCAAATTGTCGGTGTTAATTTTCCCATCCGTTAAGCATTGTAACAATATTCTTTTCTCTTTTTGTGTTAATTTAATAATCATGATTCTGTTTGGTTTTTAAGTTTTAAAACAATTGAATCTATTTGTTCCTCTGAAAGTTCGTTAATATTTATTTGTGTTGGACTGTCAAAACCTAACATTTTACAGATTCTTTCTATTGTCCAACTCTTGCCGTGCAACCTCAGTTCTATCCCATTCCTGCCCTTTTTTATGGATTCAATGGCTTTAGCTTGCCTGTTAGTGAGTTGGTCAAATGGCTTAAATGTTATTCGTTTGCCACTGAAAGTAATGTAATTCCGAATGTCAGAAAACGCAATAGCAGAGAGTTCCTCTAAAATTTCATTTTTCTTTATATCACTGTGTGTCTTTAAGTCATCTTGCATCGCTTTTAACCTTGTGGTAATATTGGGGTTTTTAAGCAGTTCATGCGCTTGACGGGTAATTGTACTATCTTTTGAATTATCGCAAGCGTACGAACGCCTGTACGCTTCTGATGCGTTGCCTGTCTCAATATATAAATCACAGAAATTAGTTTGTTTTTGTGTTAACATTGGTCTATCTTTTTGTTAATGTTGTTTTCAATCAAATTATTTTAATCCTTTATATCTAAAACAAAATATTTCGTCTCGTTTGTATTCAATTTCCAACCAACCCTTTTAAAAGTATATACTTCTCCACCTCTACTCAAATTACTTACTTTGTATTCGTCATCATTCCGTGTTAATGTCCACTTTCCCTTTGTGAATATGTATTGCCTGGTGTCTTCGAATAATATTATTGGAATTTCAATTTCACCTAAATATCTTGCAAGTTTCAATCTGTGGAAACCATCTAAAAGGGTCATTTCCTGACTTGTCTTTTCGCCATCTACAATACAAACCTGTATTACAGCAATAGGGGGTATTACCTTTTTCCCTGTTTGAACAAACTCGATTAGATCAAGGGTAATGTCAATGGTTTGTGGATAGAATATATCTTTGGGGTCTCCCTCATTACCATCGTACCAAATATCTATTCTCCTTGTTTCAATTTTTGGACTGCAATTTTTGACAAAACCGAAATTGCAGTCTCTCAAATTCTCAAAATCCATATTACTTAAATCTAAGTCCCAATTTATTTTTAAGTCATTCAATATTTTTTTTGCCTTGTATAACCTAAGTTGGGTTACTATGAATGATGTTCTATTTCGAGGTTTTAAATCTACTGTTTCATCTGTTTCAAATTGTATTTTAAATTTCGTTTCCATAATTTGTTTTTAAATTGGCGTAATTAATTGTATAGTAGTATTTTAAATTATATTTTTAAAAATATTCCTTTTGTGTTAATACTTACAAGTTCAGTTTTTACGGCACTCATACTGTTTTCAATTGCTTCCAAACGAGAAGTGTTCGTTTCAATTCCCGCTAAATGTTTCAACGCCTGGGCGCTGTTGTTTTGAAGTATTTTCATTCCCTCACTAATAGAGAATGTATGCCCCTGCATAGCGGTAAACCGTCCGTTTAATTCTTCTGCACTATCCTGCGACATTGAAGAAAAGCCCTTAGAACTTGCTTCCCTGGTTGCATTTGGGTCTGTTATTGAAACACCTGTTGCAGCTTCCAAATTTGCAGCATCCTTTGCTGTATCGGTAATGATTTTCGACCAATCAGCCTGCAATTCAGCCTTTTCTTCGGGTGTTAATCCATCTGCACTCATAGCTGCAAATTTCACATACCACTCACGCACCCTTGTATCGGTTAATTGTTTTAAGGCTGACTGAACGGCTCCCTGCATTAATGATTCAAAAGTATCTGCAAAGTCTGCTGCAGACTTTTTCCCTGCCTTAAATCCTTCAATGATATTATCTACTATTGTGCTTGAAGTTGTGCCCGTAGCAAGCTCCCTGAGTGATTCAAAATACTCTTCTGACTGTTTAACCAAATCAACACCTTCATCCTTTGCCTTTTTGAGTGCTTCGAAATAATCGTTCCCTTCTTTGGACAATTTGCCTTGTGCTGCAAGGGCTTCTATTTCTGCATAGGTCTTTCCGGCTAACGAGGAATTGACATCAACGTTTTTATATCCACCAAACCAATTGTAATCTCTTTCAGTACCACTTTTGTAGGTTTGTTTTTGAAGCTTAGCCATTAAGTCAGCCTGGTCTACTGCATTTGCAGAAGTTTGTTTCTTTAATTCTTCGCCCTGGCGTTTAATGTAGTCAAGAGTTGACTCTCCAATTTTTTTTGTCCATTCATATTTTTTCCTCAACTCTTCATTCAGGTCCATAAGTCCTAAATACTCTTTTCGTTGTGATTCAATTGCGGCTTTCTCTTCTGCTCTACGCTTTGCGGCTGCACTTGTGAAGAGTCCGATAATCGTTGTTATCACTGATATTGCTGCACCGATAATTGCAAGTATTATAGAAGCCCTTTCAACTCCTTTTATCATTTCAGTACCAACTTTCGATAACGAAATAATACCTAAAATGCTCCCGACTACTGCCATTGTGATATTGGAAGCTGCTGTTAATGCCGATTTAGTAGCATCATCCATCCCGCTAAATTCGTTAATTACATTGTCAATTTCAGAACCTACCAATTTCAGAACCTCAACAGTATCTTTCGACTTATTAAGACCCTCATTAATTTTTGCATTTCCCTTAGTATCTTTTCCACCATTCGTTTCTAAGGCTGCTAACTGCTCTTGCAACGCTACAATTTTAGCCCTCATAACTGCTTTATCATCATCCGTACCTGTTGAATTTTGAAGAGTAGTTTTCGCTTTTTCAAGCAATGAAGTAATTTCATTTAATCCAAGTGCTGTGATATGATTTACATACCCTTTGAAAGTAACTTCCTTTTCTGCAACTTGTTTGTCAAGTGCCGCATTGTCCTCTGTGTTGTACTGAACAGCAACCGCAATAGCTGAATTAATTTTTGGAACATCTGCACCTGCAACAAGCTTCGCTGCTTTCAATGCAGCCATATCTTCATTGAACTTCTTATCAATAGCAATTCTTTTTTCATTGAAACTTTGGTAGGTATCAACGAGGGAATCTAATAGACTTTTATTGTCAAAAGCAAATTTCAGGTTTGCTGTTGTTGTAGAAGTGGAAATCTCTTTTTTATCAACTTCCGAAAGTTGAGCCGTTGAAGTGGTAGATGGTTTAAACACTCCTTTCTTACCGCCTTTTTCCCAAGCTAACTTTTCAACTTCTTGTTGTTTTGCAAGTAATTCTGCGGCCCGTTTATCAATGTTTAAAAGTTCCTGTTTGTGGTCATCCTCAATCAATGCAGCTTTCTTCTTAAATCCGTCTTCGAGCAAATTATCTAAGGCTTGTTGATTTGTCAACTCAGCTTGCCTTTTTGAAAGTGCTGCTTCTGCTGTTTTTGCAGACAATTTCAAAGTTGCATCAGCTTCATTTTGAAGTCTTTTTTCTTCTTTTGCGGCTGCCGTTTCAGCCTTTCTTGTTGCAGCTTCTTCCGCTTTTATTTGTGCAGGAGTTTTGGAAGTTGGTTTCTTTACAGCTTTTGCATCAATAGCCACTAAATCACCTTGTAACTTTTCAATTACCTTGTCATAATTTGTAGCTTCGGTTGCTAATTTTGTCCACTTATCCAACGCCCCGGCTTCACCCGCAAATAATTCTTCACCGTTGAATTTTTTCTTTAAAGCGTTTTTTAGAACATCTGCATTATCTGTTTTATAGGTGTCAAACGCTTCCTGAGCATTACCCTGTTTTGCTGCTGCTAATTTTAGTTTTTCTGCTATTACAAGTTTCTTAACATAAGAATTTAAAGCTTCTGAATTGTTGTTTATTAAATTCCCTTCTGCTGTCAATGAAGCATGGTATTCAGGAACAATTTCTTTTAATTTATCTAATGCAACCTTTCTCTCACCGTAACTTTTATTACTGTCATTCAGTATCTTTTTGAGTGCATCCAAAGAACTAACTTCACCCTTAACGTTTTTTTGTGACTCACTTTCCAAGTCGTTCAACATTTCCTTTTCAGTTCTTGCTTCCTTCGCTGAATTAGCATATAGACTCATTGCAATAACTAAAGAAGTGACAGCCATTGCAGCCAAAACATAAGGATTTGCCAACATTGATTTATTCAATGCTAACTGTATTCTTGTTAGATTTGAAGCCATAACAGCCTGTAACCCTTGTGCCGTTGTTAGCTCAACAGTTGCCCCGGTATTGCCAATGTTTGCCAACATTTGTTGATATGCAATTTTAGCCTGTACCGCATTAACTGCGTTTGTAACAATTACAGCCGCTTTATAAGCTCCATAAACTGCAACTAATGACATAACAGTTTTACCGATAGTTTCATAGTTGTCTGCAAGTAAATTGATACCACCAAGTGCTGAATAAATGACACCACTATTTGAGGACCCTATTTCATTATAAATTGCAGCGAACTTGTCGCCCATATTTGAAAGTTGACCTGTGATACTTGCAGAAATTTTCGCATTTGCTCCCTGAACCCCGTTCAAATCACCAAGCGATAAAATATATTTTTGAATTGCCGAATTAGTATTATCGACAGTTGTCATTTGCTCACGGAAAGAGAAAGTAACTTTATCACCTGTAACGCTTGCTTTAATACCAAACTCTTTCAACCGTTCAAATTGACCGGTCTGAGCATCCAATAAAGCTTCGGTTAATTGGTCGAATGATTTTCCTGTAGTACTTGCCAAATCACCGAGTTTAACCATTTCTTCCCTCGTTGGAGTAAATCCCTGATTTGACATTTTTATGAATGCAGCAGTAACCTCGTCCAATTGGAATGGAGTTGTTGCTGCAAAATTTGAAATCATATCCAAAGACTCCTGACCTCTTACATCTCCAAGTGAGTTTTTAAGGACAATTCCAAACTTCTCAAATTTAGCGGTAGTATCAAGAATCTCTTTCCCTATCATAGTTACTGCAGTCGTTCCACCAAGCACTGCCAAACCTTTTCCAATTCCTGAAAAAGAGTTATCAATTCGTGCCGATTCTGCCTGTGCAGTATTACCAATGCCTTTGATTAAATTGGATGCCTGTGCAGCATCTTTTTTTAATTGTTCATTATCAATTCCTGATGTAAAACTTAATTCTCCACTCATAATTTTAATCTGTTAATTACTGATTTAATTCATATTTATTATTTAGACAATTGGATTCTCCACTAAAAATTTTAGTTTATCTGATTCAATAAATTCTTCCAGGTCGAATAATAAAGGAATTGATATTAAACTTTGAAAAGACGTTCGGGCATTGTTCCTGGGATTGCTGTTGGTATTTCTACACCTATGAGCTTGTTCATAACCTACATCTTTTGCACTGCAATAGGATTGATTAAATCGAGGGTTCGGGATGATTCTCCCACAAGTAAGGCAATGTTTTAAACCACCTTTTTCATTTGGCTCTACTGTCTCATATTGTCCATTCATCTTAATGGTTATTTCGGGACAATTTGCAGTTTTGTTTTCTGTTTGAAAAACGGTTATTTTGTCCCACTTTTTAACTATTGTTTCAGAAATGGTTTTGTCTCGCAGCTCACAGCATTTAGCACTAATCAGTTTTATAATATCAGTTTTTAAAGTTGATTCACTGTGTCGTTTTAAGAACGTTTCACAGCGTTCACGCTCCCTGCTGTATATCTTTCTGTTTTCGTGTAAATTCTCCCAAAATAGGGGGTTTATATACTTCAGGTACATGATTGTTTCTTTGTTTGACAATCCGTTTATTTCGGACCCTGATAAGTCTATGAA